TGCCGAAGCGCAAGCGCAAGAAGAGGCTGCCAAGGAAACCTCACTTGCCGCGAGTGAAAAAACGTCTTTAGATGCAGAGGCACCAAAAAAAGCCGCTGCGCCTAAAAAGTCCATAGCCCAAAAAGTTTAGGACAATCTAATGTATTGCACTCTCCAGGACATGGTGACGCGGTTTGATTTGAATGAGTTGATCCAGCTCACCAGTCAATCTGACCAGCAGGTCATCAATAACACTGTCGTGGAGGCTGCAATAGTAGATGCCAGTAATTTAATCGACGGTTACATCGCTGGCCGGTACACGCTGCCACTTTCTGTTATACCGGCAATGCTCACCAAATTTTGTGCAGATATTGCGAGGTACAACTTATACGACAACGCAGTGAGCGACGTCGTAGAAAAAAACTACAAAGCCGCGCTCGACTTTTTGACAAACGTAGGCAGAGGAACGTTAAAGCTAGGGCTATCGACAGATAGCCAAGCGCCAGAATCTGACCAAATGATAGTCGTGGAATCAGCAGGTACCGTGTTTGGCCGCGCAGACAGCAAAGGGTTTATTTAATGTTGTTAACCTCTGTTCAAACGCAGATTAAACCTTGTTTTAATTTTGTAGCCAGCGCTGTGAATATACGTGAAGCGATTAAGCAGCCGCTGAATTTGCCCAGCATTGCGTTTGTTGTGCCTGTATCTGAACGGCCCCTCGGTAATAGCAGAGATGTCGATGTAGGTATGCCGTTTCAAGAAGTGACGATCACGTTCGGTGTTGTAATGGGTTTGCAAAGCATAAATGACAAAACAGGCTCAAAAGGTCTGTTAGCCATCGAAGAAAAACACAAATGTTTACGTGAAAAAATATACGGATGGAAACCGACTGCCGAGCATGAACCTATTTTATTAGGATCCAGCGACCTACTTGCATTTGTGCCAAATGGCATTTGGTGGATAGATCGTTTTATAACCACAACTTGGTATTACGGCCAAGCCTAGGAGAACAACTTGATAGTAGTGACGAATGTAACTAGCAAAGAAATCACATGTGCCGCCAAAATATTCAAAAAAGGCGAGACGCAGTTTCGTGATGCCGATTTAAGTGCTGGCAAACTTGCACAGATTAGTAATCACCCGTCATTGAAATGGGTGATAGTCCAAGACAAGCCAACTGATGCAGCCACCAAGGAGACGAAATAATGTCGATAACCCCAGGGTTTAAAGCCAAACGCAGATTGCTGCAAATGGCACTCAAGCCAACAAACTTGGCCAAAGGTGTGAATTATATTGCAGGTGGCGAAACACCTCTTGCCATGCAAACAAAAGGGCTGACTGTCCAGCCGTGGCAATCAGAACAAATTAGCCGCGACTTAGATGACGGTAAAAGCGGCGCGCAGCAGGTGGTGCATTTTGGCGAGATGATCACAATTTCCGGCGCAGTTGAAATGGCAGGCAGCGGCACCGCTAATACCGCAGCACCCTGGGCACCATTAGTCGAAATGTCTGGATACGATGTTAATAAATCTGTCGGCACTGAAGTCAGTCACAACCGAATTTTAGCCGCAGCCGATGAAGCCGACGCAACCATGTATTTTTTGTGGGAAGGCATGTACCACATATTGCTAGCAGGTAAATGTAGCCTGTCGATATCAGGCAACGTCGGTGAGTTGGGAATGATTAACTTTGAGGCTAAAGGGATCTATGGCGGCACAGTGGCAGGCGCAATACCCACCGCTACATTCGGTGCCTGGATACAACCCGTGCCGTTTAGCCAGCAAAACACCAGCTTTAGCCTCGACGGTCAATTATTTAACACCATTGGTTACGAGATGGCGCAAAACAACACCATCGAATATGACGAGGGCACCGAGCTGAAACAAATATTCATTGATGACTGGGCCGAAGAAGGCAAAGTAATTATTGAACAACCCACTTTATCTACCTTTGATCCATTTGCGATAGCACGCTCCAGTGCGTTAGTCCCGTTTGAATTTACCCACGGTATTAACGCTGGCAACATTTTTAAACAAAGCGCTGCTAGCTCGCAAATTTTAACCGTCACACCCGGTGTGCATAAAGGTAAGAGCACCTGGGAACTCGCCATTAGAGTGATACGCGGTTCCGACTCGATTATTACCACACGCTAATTAATCGCCCCAGGGCATAGATGAGAGCCGCAGGATGGCGGCTTGCTTTCAGCACGGATGATCACTATTCAGAGAGGTTTAAAAATGGCATTTATATTAACCAAAAAACGCATAGTGGAATGGCCTGTGACGATTGAAGTGCCCGTTGATGGTGGTAGCACAATCGAACAGCATTGCTCAGCAACATTCGAAATTATCAATCAAGACGAATACAACCAGTTGTCCAACGACGACATGGCGTTTCTAGATCGTGTAGTCGTGGCATTTGGTACTGACATTCAAAATGATGATGGCACTCCCCTTAAATGCACCAAAGAAAATAAAAAAGCATTGTTTGGTAGTGGTGGTTTCGTGCGCATCGCTTTTATTAATGCTTACCACAGTGCCAGCACAGGTATCGGAGCAAAAAACTCGAAAGGGCCGCTCTCCACCTCGCGTGCGGTCCGCAAAACTCGCAAGCGGAAATAGACGAACTCACGAGTGAGTATCAATCGATGGGTGCCAGTCAATCACAAATTGACGAACGCCTTGGTCATTTAACACCCGACGACACGTGCGAAGTGTTGCAGGAAAATTGGCAAACCGTGGCATGGTTTTTAGAGATTGACCGCGACGGCTTTTGGCAATACGTGGGTGACGCGTTGTTAGGGCTGGATGTGCTAGCAATCAAAGCCGACTGCTCTATGTCAGGCAAAAAAATCATTAAGCAACATTACAAAGGCGTCAAGTTAATGGGCCAAATTGTTGCCAACCAACTCAACAGGAAAAGGTTGCAAAGCTAAGTGTCAGACATTGTCGTAGGTATCAAACTTAAAGCAGACGGCAGTGGCCTGGTGGGACAAATGACGTCCGCAACAGCCCATGTGAAAAGCTTTGGTAAAGAAACGGCTAAGACAGCTGATAAGGTTGAAGCGGCCAGTCAGCAGATTGATAAGCTAGATGAATCTTTTGTAGGCGTTAAACCTGCCACTGTAGATGTCAAAAAGCTGGGTGAAGAAACAGCTAAGACAGGTGATAAAGTTGAAGCGGCCAGTAAGCAAACTGAGAAGCTAGATGACTCTTTGGTAGGCGTTAAGCCTGTCACTGAAGATGTCAAAAAGCTAGGTGATGAAACCGCTAAGACAGGTGCTAAAGTTGAAGCGGCCAGTAAGCAAACTGAAAAGCTAGATGATGCTTTGGTAGGCGTTAAGCCTGCCACTGTAGATGTCAAAAGGCTGGGCGAAGAAACGGCCAAAGTAGGAGCTAAAGCACAAAAAACCAGCCAGCAAACTGCAAAAATAGATGACTCTTTGATAGGGATTAAACCTGCCACTGTTAAAGTGAAAAATTTAGGGAACGAAACCGAAAAAACAGGGCGAAAGGCGCGAGCTGCCAGTATCAATATAGGCGCAATGTCTGCTGCTAGCGGCAAACTTAATGCTCACATGGGTGATTTGCTTTCACCTACTCGTCTTGTAGCAGGCGGCTTTGCAGCTCTATTCGCTACGCTCGGCCTTAGAAAAATCATTCAGTATTCTGATGAAATGACTAATTTGAGAAATCAGCTCAAATTAGTGACAAGCAGTACAGCTGAACTTAACAGCACTCAGTCGCAATTATTAAGTTTGGCCAACCGGACCCGCTCCGACTTCGGCGCTACCGTGTCGCTCTATGCAAAGTTAAGCCGATCGACCGGTGAGTTAAAAGTATCTCAGTCTCAATTACTGGGTGTCACACGAGCGATTAATCAGTCTTATCAGTTAAGTGGTTCAGCTGCTGCTGAAGCGGCTGGCTCAACTAGGCAGTTAGCGCAGGCCTTGGCATCTGGTGTGTTTAGAGGTGACGAATTCAACAGTGTAGCAGAGCAAGCACCTCGACTGCTTAAAGCATTGTCAGACGAAACCGGAAAAACCACTGGTGAGCTACGCAAAATGGCTGAGCAGGGGCAGTTAACGTCTGAATTGCTGGTAAGAGCATTAGTCAATCAATCACAAAGAATTGGTACCGAATACACCAAGCTTGCGCCCACAATCGGTCAAGCAAATACAGTCATAGCGAATAATTTTAAATCTGTCATTGGAACATTTAACGAAGCCACCGGGGCCAGCTCATCGCTTGCCGCAGGTTTATTAGTCATTGGTGACGCATTAGGTGATCTAAATAACTTTATCGCCAGTGGTCAATTATCGGGTTATTTAAGTGCATTGGCACAGCTGTGGACAGATTGGGGCGAGACAGTCTCAATCGTCACAGATGACGTTGCCGCCTTATTTGCCAATATGTATCAAGCAATTGGCATCGGTGCCTCTAAAACACTTTCGTTCTTGGGTACTGCGTTCTTACAATTTCCACAAAACATCCGCGCCATGATCGGCATCATTGCCGTTGAATTGGCAAGCCTTGTTGATGTGGGTTATCAGTACGGTAGTGCATTTGGAAAAGTAGTAGGCGTGCAACTTGCTGCTATGGTAGAAAAAGCAGGCGTATACGGTAAAGAATTAGCCGATATTATGGCGTTTTGGGATGGCGATACCTATAACGCAGATGCAGCTATCACCAAAGCGAACGCCATTGCCGCAGGTATGACAAATGGATTTTTAGCCAATGCCGAAAAACAAGTGGCCGCGTCAAGAACTGCTAGGTTAGCGACCATCACCGACATAGTTGAAACCCGTGATGCCGCATTAGATAGTTTCGAAAAACAGATTGCTGCTGCCAATGCACTGGGCCAAGCCAAGCAATCACCAGCCGCAAACGACAGCAATTTTAATGTGGTACCCATCAACGCACCCGCTAATGAGAGCGTGGGTGCAAATGACGTATCTGATTCTGAACTACAAAAATTACGAGAAAGTTTACTCACCAGAGAAGAAACGTTAGCCCTGCATCTTGCGCAAAAACAAACCCTCATTACCGCAGCGTTTGAACAACAAAAAATTCAAGAAGCTGAATATTTATCATTAAGCGCTGCCGCAAATAAGCAACATGACGACCAGCTAACGGCTTACGCATTAGCCCGTAATAACGTTATTTTATCAAGTGGGACACAAATTTTTGGTGCCATGGCAAGCCTGGCAGAAACGTTTGGAGGCAAACAAAGCAAAGCCTTTAAAGTTATGTTTGCTGTGCAAAAGGGCTTCGCCATTGCGATGGGTGTGATGAATTTAGCTACTGCTATTAGTAATGCCAGTGCGCTGCCTTTTCCGATCAATATCCCCGCTATGGCAGCCGCTGCAACGGCGGGTGTGGGTTTAATTGCCAATATCAAAAGCGTCGCGATTGGACAGGCTCACGATGGCCTGCGACGCAATGATAATGAGGGTACCTACGTCGTGCGCAAAGACGAAATGGTCTTAAATCCTAAGCAGCGTGAAAACTTTGAGCAAGTTGTCGAAAACACCAGTGGTGGTGGTGGTGGTGGTAACGTTTATACATTCAGCCCCACCATTACGATTGACGCCACCAACGCAACACCAGGCATTGAGCAAAAAATTCGTCAAGAAGTGGTCGGCGCGTTGAATGAGTACGACCAAATTTTACAAACTGATTTCGCAAATCGTGGCACCCGCAGTCGATTACTCGCAGGAGCACGATAATGCAAACATATGATTTCCCCACCTTTGGCAATTTATTTAGCCCCAGTAAAGGTGGTTTTAACATTGCACACAATACAGAAATGGACGTTAGCGCAGTCAATAATAGTCAGCGTATTGCGGTGAACCCAGGTGAGAGTTGGGTAGTGAGTTGGTCGTTTAGCGTGATTGAAAAAACACAGGCTCATGAGATGCGGGCACTACTTAATAAGTTGCGCGGGCATCAGCATACAGTGCATCTATTTGATCATACATATGCGCATAAAATCGGATGGCCTGGCAATCCTGTGGTATCTGGGACCGGTCAGTACGGCACACTGCTGAACATTAGTACCAATCGTAGCAATACGATAATTGCTAAAGCAACCGATCGATTTGTCCTAGGCGGACAGTTAGTGGAATTAACTGAAGATGCGGTAACAAATAACGCTGGAAATTGTGAGTTAGTCCTTGCCAATGAAATACGCAATATCCCAGCCAGTGGTACCCCTCTTATAACTAACCTGTTGGCTATGCGCGGTGTGTTTCGCTGGGCGAACCCATCACAAATAAACCAATTTGTCGGAAATAAACGTTTATACCGCAGCATTAAATTAGATTTTGTGGAGTACATACGATGATCAGTAGAAATCTAACAACATCGCAAATTAACGCGTTACTAAGTGACGAGGTGGCCTCTATATTATTTGTCGATATCGATGCGGCCAGTGGCCCAGTGCGCGCCCACACGGGCTTAGGTGAACGTCCATTTGCCGGGGTCACCTATCAGGGCATCGGCGAATTTGGGGGAATCGGGGATGTGGTTGAAAACGAGGGCGACAGCCCTGCACAGTTGAATCTGACTCTTAAAATGTTAGATAGCACTGTGATTGCAATGGTGATGAATGAAGAACTTGAAGGCCGTGAAGTGGCAGTGCATTTAGCATTGCTTGATGAAAACAAACGTATAGAGCACGAAATCCCGTTCATCTTCGACGGCAATATCACCAAAGGCACCATCAAGCGAGGCGATGTAGCGAAACAAATCCCGTATATATTGAACCTTACCTGTGGTGATTGGTTAGACAGATGGAATCAACCTGCTGATAACGCCCGCACGACGAACGCCGCCCAACAAGATATGCACCCAGGTGATCGTATTTTTGATTTAACTGAAATTATTGCATCCGCCCCGCTAAGTTCGTTACCTATAAAACGAACGTGGCCGATCATCAGACCATGGACATTCGGATGAAACCAAACAACTATCACAGCCTTTTAGCGCAATTTATAAAGCGTGGCCAAAACATACCGTTTAGTTGGGGAAATCACGATTGTTGTTTATTTGCCTGCAATTGTGTTGTTGC